ACAAGCGCCTAACTGTGCGGAAGATGATTTAGATACACCATCCGATAGGTAATTGTTTGCAGCAACTGTAGAGCCTCTTTTAACTTTGTCTGCTGTTAGTTGCCCAGTAGGTGATGTAACTTGGTTTGCTGTTACTGTCATATCTGCCCGTTTAGTCCAAGCTGCATTGTCAAACTCCTCTGACCTTATTTGTCTATTTGTTCTTTGCGCTTCTAAAAGTAAACTCGGGCAGTTAGAGTTCAACCAATCAAGTCTTGGTATGTCATTACCCCTTGGCTCAATCAATCCGTCTTTACGAACCCTTGTGCCATCTGTCGGTGTGTTTCTATCATAGGTAAAATCTCCACTACCATCACTTGGTATAACAGAGTAAACCTTTGTGGCTTTTTGTCCGCTTGGTATTAGTGCTAGAATTGGATTGCTCATTTATTATTTTTTTCCTTTTTCAAAGCCTTAATTATATATTTTTTCAACTTAATTAAGTTTTTTTGTTTTACCTTATATCTCATAAAACCCAACCTTTAAAAGTTGTGTCGCTATCTGGGTAAATATCTTCGTCGCTATTAGTATTGTACTCTGGGAACAAGTTATCGTTAAAGCTTAAGTAGTCAACCAATCTTGTTGAGTAATAATTTGCATACTCTCTTGCTTTACCAACTAAATAATCTACTTCGTTTTTTTCTACGTTTTGTGCAGTTTCACTACTGTGCTTAAATACTCCACCATTCTTTATTTGATATGCAGCAAAAGGGATATAATTCATCTGGGCAAACCAGATAAGCGTTGGTTGCACGTAAGTATTGACTAATGTTAAATAATTACCAGTCAAGCCAGTGCCACCTGATGCACCTGAGGCTATATCATTACTTATCTTGTTATAAAGATCAGTGCCTAACAAGTTTTGTATGTCTATTTGCTGCGCAACTTTAATAAATTGTATGAACTTATCCGTGTCAACGTTGCCGTCAAGAATTGAGTTTTTAACTAGATCTGTTCTGTTGATGAATAGTACTGTTGCCATTAGTTTTTAAATTTCATTTTATTCCAATACTCAGCCGTATAACCTTTATACTTCATGTCTTTAGGCGCTACGGGTACTTCTTTTTCATTTGCTTTTGGTCTAAAACCTCTACTTCTAGCTTGTGTTGTTGTTATCTCAGTACCTAAACCTTTGTCTGTTTCAAATCTTTGATATGTTTTTCTCAACCATTTATGCTGACACCTAGCTCCGCCTTTATATAGCCATATAGAATATGTATCACTGCCACCTTTACCAAAGCCAGCATTTACCGATACATTTTCCATAGCTACAATATCTTCTTTTCTATAAACTTTTTTGGCGTTAACCATTTTTTTGCAAAAATCTCTAGAGTTAGCACTGTACTTTTGTGGACTGTACATGTATCTAACTAAAAACTCAACACCAACTTCTCTTGACTGTTTACTTGTTCCATCTTGCTCACTATCTCTATATGGCTTAGCACTACCAGTACTAACAAACTCCCAAATCTTAGATAACGTGCTTTTTTCTTTCTCTTCAGTATTTGGCTTATTTAAGTCTGTTATAACTTCATCAAGTCCAGTCTCTTCTTCGTAATTAACTTCTCTCTCGTCTACTATCTCGTAAGCTTTCAATAGCTCATCTTCATCTTCACCAAGATCTATTAAAGCATCTGCAATAGCTGAACCTACTTCGTTTGGTAACTCTTTAGATAGTTTAACACCTGTTTCCTCTTCTTTTGTTTCTTCGTCTTCAACGTTTTCAAGATCAGTAAACTCAAGTGGTTGTAGCGTCTTAAAATATAGTTTCAATGATATATTATTGTAAGCTAATATAGAATCAAAGGCGTCAATCAAAAGGTGCTGGAATGGTCTTATAACCGTATTGTCCATCAATATCGAAGCAGTTTCTAACTCTTCAGCATTATTACCTAAGCCAGACGAGTCTTTAATTCCTAAAAGCATAGGAGAAACAACTCTATGAGCTACCATTATTTTTTTACCACTTTCGTCTGATAAAAACTGATATTGTTGGTGTGCTTCGCTTAATTGTATTGGCTCTATCGTGGCTTGACTTTCAGCATTATCATTAAAAGCAAGAATAAATTTACCAGCATTAGAACTTCCAGAAAACTTAGAGTATATACGGTTTTCTAACATTTGTCTCTCTTCAGCATTTGGTGTACCGTTGTTAAAGTTAATTAACATTGAAGGCGCAAGACCGTTAAGTATATTATTTAAGTGGTAGTTTGAGATCTCTTCCTCGAGTTCAGCATATTGCAATCCACCTTGATAGTCAGGGCTAGAATAGTATTTATATCCTGCTCTATATGGTTTTACATATATTATTTCTATGCTTTCTTTAGAAAAACCAAAAGCTGGTATACGTTTCAATTCTGTTCTTGAATTTACTTTGCTCCAATCATCGGCATAATAATAACCTGCTATGTCTCCTTTTTCGTCGCATTTTTCTGCTCTTAAATTTTCGACAGGTATATGTTCAACTTGCGCTATGGTTTTGCGGTCTTTGGAATAAATTACCTGAATAGCACATTGTCCCATTAGTTTAAGATCATAGCACAGTTTTCGTACACAATCTTTATGGAACAAACTAACCATTTTAGCATATTGATCAGGCTTGCTACTGGAATTCAAAGCGTCTAAGCCTTTACCATAAATCATTTGGCTTATTCCGTTAATAATAGCGTTATTTGTCGGGCTTCCGTTGTAGCGGTCTATTAAGTAACCAAAGTAGTTGTTATCACTACCATAAGCCACCCATTGTTTGTTAGACTTCTCTACAATCTCTGGACTTGTGTAACTGCTTAAATTAACTATTCTTAAATCGTTCATAAAATAATATAATCGTTATCAAAACTATTTTCTGTGATGTATTCTCCACTATTAACAGAGTAATAATCGTTGTTAGTTTGGTTTATAGTTTGGTCTGTACAAAACACCTTGTCTTTGTAAATAGTAGCCCCATTTGGTGCTATTGTAACTTTAAGTGTATAAAAATTGCCCTCAGTTAAAGTACCAAAAGCAACCGTAAAAGACATATAATTGCCAACTGTACTTTCACTTACTGTACCTTGTGAAACTGTGCCTGTGCTTTCATTTGTTAAAAACACTTCAACTCTATTGTTAGGTGTTTCAAATTGACGTGGTATAATATTAAAAGTTTTACTGCCACTTGTTCCTATGATCTTCATACTAATATATAAACAAAACTAGTTTTTTTGTAAAAAAAAAGCCCTTCAAAAAGAAAGGCTAATTTTAAACATAAATAAACTACTATGCGTCAGGGTCTATTGAACCAGCGGGGTCTACATCCGGTACAGTAGCAAAGAAAGGTGGAAACACCTCAGTTGCAACCGCGGTTAAAGTAAAGCCTTGTAAGTCCCCAGGTGCAGCACCTGTTACAATAGTTCCACCAGTAATTTCAGCACCGTTATCTTTACCTATAAGTAGATATTTAGTAACACCAGCACCATTAGGGTATAATTCTACCACATAGTGCGCTCTACCTCTATTCAAGAGTTTAATCTCTTCTTGTGTCGCTACGTCTAATGTTTGAAAGGTAACATTTAAAGTACTTTCGTAAAAAGTCGTTCCGTTTTCTCTACTTGATGTTACAGTAGTTTCTAAAGAACTTAAACCACCTTTAACTTCAAACTTGAAAAAGTTAGAAGATGAAAGTCCAGCTAAATCAACAGTACCAGCACTTGGTGTTGCATTTGCTACTTCTGTCCCATAGTCTAAGATGTAAATATTTTTAATTCCAGCAAAGGCGGTCTTACACCCAACCCCTCTACCTTTCGTTATTGCACAAGCCATATTTTTAGATTTAATAAAAAAGGGTAGGCAGTTTTGCCCACCCTCTTTATGTTAGTTAATTAATTTATTAAGAATAAAGTACGATATCATTACCAATTCCAATCTGTACCCCAGCAGTATATCTCATTACTACTCGGACATTTTGAGAACCATCGATATCAGCCATATCAATTACTTTAACTTCGTTCCTGTCATCTAAGAGACCAGTTCCAAAGAACAAGTTAGACTTAGGTGTTAATAAAGCTTTGTTACTTCCAAAACCTTTAGCTACAAAGATGTTGATACCCTCAAAAGATAAAGCACCACCATTGTACCATTGTGTACCTTTGTTATCAGTACCAGCACCGCCTAAGTTAGAAGCAAAGCCACCTAAAGCACGAATATAAGCTTGTGCTACGTTAGTAGAAACATAAAGAGTTAAATCTTCTTTCCCTAAGATAGCTGGGCAGTTAGCGACTGCACTATCTACAACAGAACCTAACTGAGCGATAACATTTGAAGAAGTGATAGCACTTGCAGTAATGTCATTTACATCGCTATCAGCTAAAGCTACTTGTAGGTAACCATCAAAAGAACCCTCTCCAGCAGCACCACTCCAGATAGAAGTTTCAGTTGCGTTTGCAACCTCAGCAGCTACTCTTGCTATAACATAGTCAGAAAATAAAGGTGGTAATTCGTCAAAGGCACTAAAGCCCATCTGAGCCGCCTCCCAATCCGAATGGAGCTCTTTTTTGCAAATTTGTAGGTTTACTTGTAGTTCAGTTGGTGTTAGTACTTTCTCAGTCAATGTAAGACCAGAAGTAGTAGCATCAAAATCACAATCCGCAGAACGAACCAAGTTAGACATAACTCCTACTTTCATAGCAGCTTTGTACTTGATGTTAGGCAAGATTGTTACAGCACCAGCGTCAAGCGTTGATGCAGACAGCAAAGCACTTCCTAAGTACTTTCCTGCAAATTCTCCAGCATAACTGGAAGATGTAATGGTTGGATTTGGCATTTTATTTAATTTTTAGTTGTTAATTATTTTGTTAAATACTCTGTCAAGTGTGCTTAATCTTCTTTTATTAGCAAACTTAAAATTTTGTTTTGTTTGTACCTCTGGGTTAGCCTTGATTGGCTCTGCTGCTGGTTGGTTTAATTCCTCTTGTACTTCAACAGGCACTTCGCTTAACTTTTCGTGTTTAGCAAGTTCCTCAGTCATAAGGTTGCCTAAATCATCAGCACTTAAGTCCTCTTTAGGCTCAAGCATAGCTTTAATTTCTTCAATCATTTCTTTAACCTCAGCAAGTTCTTGTTTAGTAGCATATCCCATTTCTTCTTTTTCTTCTTCAAGTTCCTCTTTAGCTTCTACTTCTTCTTCCTCAGCTTCTTCTTCCTCTGCTTTAATCTCAGCAATAAGACCCTCTTCAACTACTACTAAAATACGACCATCTTCCATTTGGTATTCGCCAACTGGCACAGCCACTTTCTCATCTTCAGTAACAATAAAAATTTCTTGTCCAGCTTCAAAACTTTCAGCTTCCAAGATAGTACCGTTATCTAAAGTTTGTTGCTCAAGCTTAATCTCTTCGGACAAGCCTACAACTTCTTTGATTTTTGATATCATATCATTTGTATTCATATTAATATATAAGTGTTAAAAATTAATTTTGCATTTTTAAATATTACCTATACCTTGCGCCCTTAAACTTCCATCACAGCACTTGGTTTTGTAAGTGTTATCAGCACACAAGCAACCGCCTCTACGACTACCCTTAGGACTTGTTTTACTTGGTGTTATAAATCTTTTAATTTTTCTTAGCATATTACCTTACGCATTTTCCGTTTTTTTTCTTGTAATCTTTTGGGCATTTGTCGTACATATCTACGCTATGCTGTTCACAAGGCATATACCAAGTTTTACCCTCGTAATCGTGTGTGTGTATTCCTTGACAACCTATGTTAGCTGACATCTCTTTAGCTTTTTCTTCTGTGGAATAAGCCAAGCGGTCGTCTATAATAGCGAAGTCCTCGTTTACAGTCATAGAAGCAAGGCTTAACTCCCCAAACTCTTTTAGTTTTTTAGCAGCATAACGCTTACCAGCTAAACCACCCCACAATAAATAAGAGATAGTGCCACAAGCCTTAGTATCGCCCTCATCGTAATATTCTTCTGCTCTTGACAAGTAGGAATACATACGCTTAATTGTTTCTTCGCTAATAGGTTTACCTTGTGCTAATTGTTGTGCTCGTATCTTACCGACCTCAGTAGCACATTTATTGTTTACTTTTTTGTTAAGGTCTATACCTCTTTGTGCATTGTTCTTTACTGCATCTGGGTAATCTGTGAAGCTTTCTAAGGTTGTCTTTTTACCACTTTTATATCTTTTATCACTTTTGATAATTGCCTTAACTTGTGCAAGTAAATACTCTGCTTCTGCTTCTTCTATTTTAGCCAGTTCGTCTTTTATGCTTTCCTTTGGGCGTTCCATTTTGTCAGCAAAGTAACCCTCTATGCTAAAGCCTTTTACCTTGCCAGTCTTTACAAACTCATTCCAGATTTGTTCGTTGTTTACTTTTACAGCACCTACCCAAGTACCAAGTGGCAAGTCCATTCCGTACTTTACACTTTTATCGTGTACCTTATCTTCTAATATCCAACTTTCTACTAAACTAAGTCCGTTTATTTGGTATTGGTGTTCTAAGGTACTGTTGTTTTGTTTGCCTTGCTGTAAGAACATTTGCGAGGCTTTTAAGACAGTATCTTTTGAAAAATATATGTAGTACTCGTCTTTGCCATTACGTCTGTATATGGGCTTGTTTGGTACAAGTAAAGCCCCTAACAAAATACGTTTCTCTTTGTCTACCTCTGCAAGTTTAAACTCTTGTGATTTAAGGGCTATAAACGGCTCCTCAATGGCAGGATTTTCTACAACTGAGATTGCTTCAATCCCTATTTCTTGTTCTTCGTCTAAAATAAGTTCTACAATTCGCATATTAATATATAATGGTTTTTAATTTATTTTGTATTTATCCTAAAGAAGCACCCTCTACAATATTTCTATCTAAGGACTGTGCTGAAGTAACATCATTTGCTACTACATACGCTTGTACTGGTTGTTGTGCCTGTCCACCTATTGCGTCTGCTAATTGGTTTGTATCACTTGCACCTACTATGTTAAAAGCTGGGGGTGCTGGGGGTGCTGGGGGTACACTTCCACCAGAAACACCACCACCGCCACCTGTATCTAAACCACTTTTATTTAGTCCTTGCAAACCTTTAGCGGTTGCAGCAATAGTTGAGGCTATTCCAATACCAGCACCTATTGTGTTTAAAGCTACAAAAGGTTGCCCACCAGTTAAAGGTGATGCAGCCACGGACTTCGCATTAGCTACTGCTGTGTTAGTTAAAATTTTAGCTATACCAGCAGCATTTTCAGCAATAAGTAAGGCTTTCTGCAAAGCCACATCATCACCAGCTAAATTTTTCAAAAGACCTATACCTTGAGTTGCTACGTCTATGGTTGCGCTTTGTATTTGTCTTTTTGCGAGTTCTGCTGACAAAACAGCTTGTACTTCTGCTTCTGCAATTAATTTTTTTTCTTGTGCTAATTTTTTTTCTTCTTCAAGTCGCTGTTTATCTTCTGCTAATTTTTTTTCTGCTCTTTCTTTTTCCTCTGCTGCTTTTTGGTCTGCTATTGCTTTTTGTTCTGCATTGTTTTCTCGTATTGCAGTTGTAACCTCTGCTGTTAAGGCTTTTTGTAGTCTAAGTCTGTTTGTTTCTAATTGTATTACTTGCGCCCTTGCGTTTGCCTCGTCATCTAAGGCTTGTTTATTGCTTTTAGCTAAAGAGTTTTCTAACTCAATAGCTTGTAATCTAATTCTGGCAACTTCGCTTTCTTTGTTTGCCAAGTCCTCACTTATAGCACCAGCTTCTTTTAAAAGTTCTATCCTTTCTGCTGCTGTAAAGTTTTCTTTGTCTGCTGCTTTTTCTCTTATCTCTGCTATCTTTCTTTCTGCTTCGGCTCTTTCTACAATTAAGTTTCTTGCCATTTTCTCAGCCTTTGCCCTTGCATCTGCTATCTTAGCTGCATTTTCAGCATCTGAGGCAACCTCTTTGCCAAACTCTTTTACAGCCTCAATAGCACCATTAAAACTATCAGTAACACTATCAACACCAAGCACTACTTTACCAACAGCATCTGTGGCAACCTTACCAGCTTCTTTAAATTCGCCTTTAAATAAAAGGCTAACTGCTTTACCAAGTTTTGGCAATAACTCAAGTAACCCCTCAAACCTATTTGTGATGTTTTGCTTAATTAAATTAGCAAAATCTTTTATTGCTTGTTTTGGGTTTTCAAACACGCTTATTAT